CAATAGCTTGTTTTTTCATTTGCTCGTACAGCTTCTTTTGTTCTGGAGATAAGCTAATCTCTCTTTTAATGTAAACTTTTTCTGGTAAATCTAAACAATCTTGTTTCAATACTCTGTATGAAAAAGGTTTTAACGTTTCAGATAACTCTTTTAGATTCTGGAACTTATGCACAACGTTAACACTACGACCATGCACATGTATAGTTTTCATTTCTGCATATCTATTTCTAAACGCATAATAAGAAGTAAACTGCAATAATCTTGGATTTAAAAATTCACACTGTGAGTACAAGTCAAGTGGATTTCTAGTAACAGGAGAACCTGTCATGATTCTTCTGTATTTACAAATATCTCCTAAACTTAAAATATTTTTTGTTCTTTTTGCTTTTGGATTTTTTATTGTAGTGGACTCATCGATAGCCAACATTGATTTGTGTGATCTTAAAAATTTAGCAGCAAACAATTTACCTTTGTCTGTACTTAAAGCTTCAACATTCATAACAAGTATGTGAAGCTCATGACCCGTTTTGAACAGCTGATCTAATTTTTCTTGTTGTTTTTTATTTATGTTAGCTTGCCATAATACGGTCACATTTTCTATGTGATCTGCTAAATGGTTTGGCAACTCTTGATTGTACCACGTACCCACTACACCTTTTGGTGCAATAATTAATGCACCATCAACTTTACCTTTATCGTAAAGCATTGCTAAATTATCTATAAGTACTTTTGTTTTGCCAGTACCCATTTCCATAAAATATGCGAACTCTTCTTTGTGCCAAGAATTTTCTAACGCAGTAAGTTGGTGCGCATACGGCTTCGTTTTAAATTTATATTTCATCTTTCTATTGACATGTATATAGGATTTTATTATAAAGTCAACATGAAAGAAAAAGAAAGTATGGATTACAAAGATATAAAAGTATCAAAACCTACTGTTTATGTTGTGCAAGAAATTGCAGGCACAAGAGAGGGCCGTCCTAAATTTAATATTATGGGTGCAGCAGAATATGGTAAGTTGAGATTTTTATTGGATGAAAGATCACAAATGATTTTCTCACCTGGTCCACTTATTTTTAAATTAAAAACTTTATTGAAAGATTTCAAACCAACAGACCACTTGTTATTAACAGGAGATCCTGCTATAATAGGTGTTGTCTGCAGTTTGGTATCAGATATAACAAATGGCAGATTTAATCTCTTAAAGTGGGATAGACAAGAAAAAAGATATTATCCTATTGAGATTGATTTGTACGGAACAGGAGCAAAGAATGACGATTGATTTTGAGAAAGACCAAGAGCAGGTCATAGACAAAACGACTAACATAAATAAACTTGCAGATAAAATTAAAGAATTGCAGGCAGTCCAAAAAGCAATAGAGCTGGACGAAGAACAAATCAAACAAAAGAAAAAACATTTAGAACACATATCAGGTGAAGTCATACCGACGATGTTATCTGAAATGGGACTATCATTTTTAAAACTACAAGATGGATCATCTGTAGAAGTTAAAACAAATTACAGCGCCACTATTACTCAAGCAAACAAAGAGAAGGCGTTTAACTGGCTTCGTGAGAATGGCCTGGGCGATATAATCAAAAACGAGATATCCGTATCGTTCGGTCGTAACGAGGACAACAAGGCGGCTGATTATGCCGAACTTGCAAAGGGTCAGGGTTTAGAACCGGTGCAAAAGCTGAAGGTTGAGCCCATGACCCTAAAAGCGCTAGTCCGTGAGCGTATCGAGGCAGGAAAAGAAATGCCAACGGAACTTTTCAATGTATTCATTGGAAATAAGACAACAATAAAAAGGAAACAATAACAATGAGTGAAGTACAAACAAAAAAGAAAAACGAACTAAGCGTCAATATGTTTGAAACCGATGCAGGCCAAGGCATCTCAAATATAAAACAAGATGACCTTGCGTTACCGTTTTTAAAAGTTCTTGGTCAACTTTCGCCTGAATGCAACAAGCGAGATGCTAAACATGTCGAGGGGGCAGAACCTGGCATGATAATCAACACTGTCACAAATGAAATTTATGATGGTGAAAAGGGGATCGAAGTCATTCCGGTACACTACAAAAGACAGTATATCGAATGGCAAGATAGAGGTGAGAGTCAAGGAGCTCCAGTAAAAATATATGAAGCTGGGGATGATATACCTGTAACTAAAAGAGACAAGTTTAATAAAGATAGATTAGCAAGTGGTAACTATCTTGAAAACACAGCTAGTCACTTTGTGGTTATCCTTGGTAAAAATCCAACAACAGCATTGATATCTATGAAAGCTACTCAATTGAAAGTTAGTAGAAAGTGGAACTCAATGATGATGAGCATAAAAATGCAAGGCAAAAATGGCATGTTTACACCGCCAACATATAGCCACGTTTATAAACTAAAAACTGTTCAACAGTCTAACGACAAAGGAACATGGTTTGGTTGGGATGTGTCTAAAGTTGGACCAGTGTCGGATGCCGGTGTTTATCAGATTGCAAAAGACTTTAGCACAAATGTTGCTAAAGATTCTGTGAGCGTTAAACATGAAGCCGAAGCTCCACAAAGTCAAAAAGCGAAAAAGACACTAGACTTATAAGTTCCTGCGTAGGAAAACAGGGGCCGGCTAGGGAGACTGAATCGGCCCCGCAACTATTTTTATGATAAAGAACGCACCGATAACTTATAAGGATTGGATAGAAGCAGGGTTTGTATTGATCCCTTGTGATAATAAACAATCTGCTGTTTCAAGATGGAGTAAACCCGACTTTAAAATAACTGTTCAAGATTGGGAAAACAATCACATTGGAAAACAAATGTCGATTCGATTAGAGAATCACATAGATTTAGACGTAGATAATAACAAAGTAAAATTTTTTATTAATAAACATATTAAACATAAGAGTGCAGTATGGGGTAGAAAAAATAGTCCTGGTAGTCACTATTTATGGGAAGGTAAAGTAGAAGCTAAAAAATTTATTCTACCAGATGTATTCAAAGAAAAAGTTGAGAAAGAAAAACATGGTGCAACCATATGTGAAATAAGATCTGGTATGGGTCACTACACTGTTGTTCCAGAATCAAAATATCATGTAGGTGATGAAACAATAAAATGGGAAGAGTACGACGGCATAACCACATATCCTAAAGAGTATGACATAACAATCGATGTTGGTAAGATTGCGTTACAAACTGCTTTATGTATTCTTTATCCAGCGGGCGGGAACCGCGATAAATATTGCACTGCAATAGCTGGAGTGTTATTGAAACACGGATCTTGGACCCCGGAGCAAGTGGATCTTTTCGTTGAAGATCTTGCTTACCACTCAAAAGATGACGAGGCCTTCAAACGAACTAAAAAAGGCACCTCTCATAGTAAATCTGACAGACAATTTGGAATAAGCACCTTAGCTGAAATTTTAAAATGTAGCAAAAAAGATGTTGCAACTTTATTTAGTTGGATAGGAATAGGTTATGCAACTGTTGAAGGCTCTTCAGCAATAGGTGATATAATTGAATACGCTCAAAATAAATACGAAGTTAGAATATCAGGCACTAGAAATGGAGAGAGTGTAGAAAGTTTAGTTAAAATGGACGGACCCACTTTACGAGACATGAGAAAATTTTATGATAAAGTTATAGAACAAGCTCAAATCTGGATTCCTAGAATGAAAGCAGCAGATTTTGAAACAATCGTAAAAAACAAATTTGAAGAAAGAATCAAATCAAAAAATTATATTGAAGGTGATGCTAGTGCGGAGGAGTTTAGAACATATTTAGATAAGTATATAGTTAGAAAACAAGCATCGACTGATCCAAAACAATTACTTTATTTTAACATGCCTACTTATCATTTAAAAAAATCACATCTAGATTTTAATCTAGTTCACTTTGAAGATTTTTTAAGAACAGAAAAATATAACTTTGGAGATCGTAATGATTTAAAAAAAAGCATTCAAGATTACGCAGGAGGGAAGAAAATTAATGGTAAAATTAAAGACGAAGAGGGTAACTGGAGATCGTGTGTGCATTGGAGAGTTTTTAATTACAAACTAAAAGATCAAAAAGCATTAATTATAGAAGGGCAAGTAGTAAAACAAGAGGAGGTAAAAGCAATTGATTTCGAAGCAGACAAGATCGAAAATTAGAGTTATCGTTGGACCACCTGGCACTGGTAAAACGCACATAAGAATTAAAGAGGAATATTCAAAACTATACGATAAGTATGGTCCTGAAAGAGGGATTCTTTTAACTCACAGTAATGTGGCTAGAAGAGAATTGGTAGACACTATAAAATCAATAGAAAAAGTTAAGAATAACAATCACGTAAAAGAAGATGAAGATTATTTTAAATATAAAATTTGCACGATACACGCGTATGCAAAAAAGAACGCCGGACAAAGAAGGGAAGTGTTTGATAAAAAAACTGATTATGAAAATTTGTGTAGAGCAGCCCCAATGCTTAGACAAAAACATACAGCTTCTATTATAAGAGATCCCGTTAAATATCATCCGTTTTTTAAATGTAATGCAGAAGCTCATGGTAAAGGTAAGAATATTCATGACCACTGGAGAACAGCCGAAGATCCACATAGAAGTTATGAACCTTTTAATCTTTCTATGATGCTAGACATCAAACAGAAGTACGAAAAATTTAAAGACGATAATCATCTACAAGATTATCCAGACATGTTAGATTCGTATAACAGAAAACCTGAAGTTCCTGTCGTTGATTTTTTAATCGTGGATGAGGCACAAGATTGCAGTGTTCCTCAAATGTTAGCCATAGATAGAATGGGAGAACACGCCAAAGAAATAATTTTAGTTGGAGATCCTAACCAGACTATTTTTCAGTTTGCAGGAGCTAATCCTGATTTTTTTGAAAAACTATTTGCAAATGTAAAAGAAGGAGATGAATTAAAACAAGGACTGAGGTGTAGTAAGGCTATAAATACATTTGCTAAAAAAATTATAAAACCTATTTGGGATCATTATGGATACGAAAGAGCATGGTATCCAACAGCTGAAGAGGGAAGTGTACAGATCCTACCAGATTTAAATTTATCAAAATCATTAGATAATTTAATGGAAAAGATAAAAAATTCTGACGAATCATTTTTGTTTACATATCGCACAGAAAAATCAAAACAATGGATAATACCTTTTTTTAAACGAGAGGGATTTAAATTTAGACAAGTAGGGAGTGTTTATAATCATGTATCTGACAAAGAATTTAGTGCACACGTTACATGGCCAGACTTCTTACAAGGGGTACCGCAATCGTTGGAACAAATAAAAAATTATTGGGATCATCTGGATAAATCTTATAAATTAAAAGATGCTAGAGTTTTCAAAAAAATAATAAACAAAAATTATAATTATCAAGATCTTGTAAAGATGGGCTATCTAGTAGAGGGCCTAGAGAAAAAGACAGCTTTTCACCGACTAGTAAAAGTTCCAAAGACAGAGGAAAAACAAGAACAACTAAACGAAAGACTACAATACATAACAAGAGTAATTTCAAAAGGCAACGTAGATCAAAAAAGTATAGTGGAGTATGGTAACTTTCACCAAGTAAAAGGTTTAACGAGAGACAATGTCATAGTGGATAGAACTATAACAAGATACGAGCCAATGTTTGAACAAAAACGATTAGGGTACACAGCAGTTACCAGAGGTAGGCACGAGGCCTGGATTTTAAAATCACAAAATGGAAGGGAGTTAATATTATGAGTAAAGTATGGAAGAAGCAGCACGGAGGTTCACACTATCAAAAGTATGTCATTCAGCCGAGTAAGTTTGTAGTTGAGAACAAGTTGTTATACCCGGAAGGATGTGCTATAAAATACATAATTAGACATCAGGATAAGGGAAAGAAACAAGATTTATTGAAAGCAATACATTTTATAGAAATGATAATTGAGAGGGATTACAAATAATGTGCACCGTTCCACAGGTAAGTGATTTAGATTTATCTGATGTAAATACTGTAGCTGTTGACTTAGAAACATATGATCCTGGTTTAAAAACAAAAGGGTCAGGTGCTATTACAGGTAATGGTTATGTTTGTGGTATCGCTGTAGCAACACATAAACAAACACTTTATTTTCCTATCAACCACAGCATGACTGATAATCTAAACGTAGATGAAACTTGGGACAGTCTAAACAAATTAATATTTCAAAACGAAAACATAGCGAAAGTTTTTCACAACGCCATGTATGATGTGTGTTGGATTAGAGCCACCACTGGCCTAATGTTAAAAGGGCCTGTGTATGATACCATGATTGCTGCATCTGTGCTTGATGAAAATAGAATGAAATATTCTTTAGATTCTTTAAGTAAAGATTATTTAAAAGACACTAAATATAAATGGGACCTAAGAGATAAATCAATATCACAGTACGGGATCAGTGACCCCATGAGTAATATGCATAAGTTGCCTTACGTCTTGGTAAAAGATTATGCAGAACAAGATGTTAGTTTGACTTTTAGATTGTGGAGTTTGTTTGAAAAAAAATTAGACGAAATTATATATCAACCAAAGGGTAAAAGTCCACGAAAAATTTTTAATTTAGAAACAAGATTGTTCCCTTGTTTAGTTGACATGAAGTTCAAAGGCGTTAAAATTGATGTCGAAAAAACGAGAGAGTTTGGTAGGTTTTTAGAAAGACGAAAACAAAAACTTTTACGAATAATAAAAAATAAGACAGGCATTGAAGTGAATATATGGGCAGCAGCTTCCATAAAAAAACTTTTAGATAAGTTAAATATAAAAGACTATCAGGTCACTCCTAAATCTAAAATGCCTAAACTTCCTAAGAATTATTTAACAACACATGAAAATAGATTTTTAAGAATGATAGCCAAAGCTAGAGAATGTGAAAAAGCTAACAATGCTTTTGTTGAGGGTTTGTTAAGTTTTGTTCACAAAGGTAGAATACATGCTGATATAAATCAGATCAGATCTGACCAGGGTGGAACAGTTACTGGAAGATTTAGTATGTCTAATCCTAACTTACAACAGATCCCTGCAAGAGGTTGGATCGGTGAAAGAATGAGAGAGATTTTTATTCCAGAAGAAAATCATCAATGGGCAAGCTTTGACTACTCACAACAAGAACCTAGAATAGTAGTGCATTACGCTATAAAATTATTAAAAGATAACCCTGACCTAAAAGAAGAACACCTGCCTAAAGAATATCGGAACAAGGTTAAACAAAAAATTATTAAGAGTGTGTCAAAGATGGAAAACTTCTACAAAGAAAACCCAGACGCAGACTTTCATCAACTCGTAGCAGACATGGCAAACATACCAAGAAGACAAGCAAAGACAATAAATTTAGGGATGTTTTATGGTATGGGTAAAATGAAACTACAGAAAGAATTAAATTTAGATCGAGAAGAAGCCAAAGAGTTGTTTGATAAATATCATGGTGAGGTGCCTTTTATTAAAACACTATCACAAGAACTAATAGACTTTGCCACAGACAACGAGCTTTTATTTACCCTTGGAGACAGATTTTGTAGATTCGACAAATGGGAAACTACAGATAAAAAATGGAACAAAGACATAGGTAGATTTGACCCAGTCAAATTACTAACAAAAGAAGAAGCCAAAGATGCTTATACAACATGGTTACTAAAACATGGTGATAAAAATAATAGAGATAGAAAAGAAGCAGAAGAAAACGAGAACCCCACATATCAAGACATACTTTATTATTATGCTCCGGCTTTTACCTACAAAGCTTTGAATAGATTAATTCAAGGCTCTGCTGCTGATATGACAAAAACAGCTATGGTTCATCTGTATGAGCAAGGGATTTTACCGCATATACAAATTCACGATGAGTTGTGCATCTCTGTAAAAAATGATAATGAAATAAGTAAGATAAAAAACATTATGGAGTCAGCTCTTCCTTTGAAGATAGAAAACAAAGTGACTTGTAAAAAAGGAGAGAGTTGGGGGAGTGCAAAATGAGGATTTATTATGGCATATTTAAACGCAAACATACCACCGGAATACGCACAAATCAGAAGGGAGTATCTCTATGACCTTAAGAAACATCATGGAGAAGTTGAAGACTGCATTATCTTTGGTCTATCGGCTATTACGGGGCGTAGTATCCTTTTTCATTGTATTATGGAAAATGGAGCTATCTACTACCGTCTCCCGATATCTGCATTCATTCAAAGAGGCTTTAAACCGCAAGAAGTTCCTAGACGTAGACTTGACG